TGTAATTTGCCCGTGCTAGTTTATAGCCGATATAACCTTCAATAAGTGCCGATTGTTGCTTAATCAATAAAGTTAAGTAATCGTCTTGTGAAGTGTCTGTTATTTTGAGCATTGCTTTTACATCTGATAAAGTACATAGCATAATTTTCACCACCTATTAAGCAGGGTCAACAGGGTAATCACCGAGAACGGCAATTGCACCCGAATCATTTGTTTTAAGATATTTTTTTGCGTTGCAAATATCAACCCAGTTGTTTCCTTCGTCAAGGTCTGCAATCTTTACGAAGTTTGATGTTGAAATATCAGAAGTCTGCAATTCTTTTGAACCTGCACTTGCAACAACAAGAATAGACTGTGCCGAACCTTTTTCAAAGGCGGTGTTTCCACAATCTACGGCTTTTATCTGCTCAAAGATTTTTGAACGTGTAATCATTTTCGTTTCTCCTATATAAGATTTTCTGCCTTAATTTTCGGGGCGGGGAACTTCCCACACCCCTTTATAAATTAAGATACAGAATATGTTCCGTGTACGAATGCTTTTGGCTGTCGGCAAGCAAAATCAACTTCGGCAATAAGGCGGATAAGTGTCAAATCTCTGTCGAATGCAGAAATTACATTGCCGTTGTTTGTGAATGTTCCGTCACGAGATACTTCGATAGAAATATCTTTTGAAATACCAAACATCATTTCTGCAAAGTCACCAAGCCAGAAGTCTGCATAATCTACTGTAGTGTCTGTGTACTTTACAGTTGAAGAAGAATGGAACTGATAGCCACGGAGTGTTCCGCTTCTGTTCATTTCTTCTGACCAAGCGAATGGACCGCTAGAGAATGCCTTGTTGCGAATCCAAGATTCACCGATTGGGTTGAACAACCAATGAACATTTTCCATACGAACATTTGCCTGTTCAAGAAGGGCAACCATATCATTTGGAGTTGTTACGGCAAAAGCAGTTGAAGAAGAACCGCTTGTCTGAACATTTGAATTGTTTGCAAGTCCGAGTGGTTGATACTGTGAACCTGTACCATTGAGCAAAGCGTCATCAAGGGCAATGCGGGCTTTACGCATAAGGTCTTCGGCAACCCAACCTTCGATATTTACACCGCTTGAACGGATAAGTGTGTTTGACATAGCAGTTTTTGCAAACAGTTTCTTTGCGTGCATATTTACTTCGCCAAAAGTAGGTTCTGTAATTCCGCCAACAGTTTCTTCACCACCCCAAGAAATAGCAGAAGTTGTGTCCATTCTTGGAATAGAAAGGTTTCCGTTTACAAGTGGAACACGGCGGATATTGAGCTTGTCAATCAATGTGTTTGCAACCAAAGCGTCAATGTATTCACCGCTGAATGCCAAAGGAACAGTAAATCCGCCTTCGCTTGGTGTTCCTGCATTCATTGTCTTTGTTTCAAGCACTCTGTGAAGTGCCTTTGAATAAGGGAAGTCCTTTTTTGCCTGTGCAAGAATTTCTTCATTTGTAACCTGTGTTACATTGTGAGCGTCTTTCTTACCCATAGCGGAAACGGCAGAAGCAATCATCTGATTTACGATTGTTACAGATGTTTCTTTTGCCTTGATTGTGTCACCGCTTCCAACGGCTTCTTTGAAGGCTTCAAGATACTTTACGTTTTCTGCCTTGTCGTTTTCTGCCTTTGCGTTTACTTCCTTTACGGCTTTTGCAACGGCTTCGTCAATCTGTGCCTGTGGTACGGCACCCAATTCATTCTTGATTGTTTCTTTTGCAGATTCAATCTGTTTCTGTGAACGCTCGTCAATAAGGCGTTCAAGTTCTTTCATTTCCATAATTTTAATCTCCTATTAAGATTTTAATTGCCTTTATAATTACGTTTCTTCCGTAATTTTTTTTACGGGTTTCTTCCCCGATAGTTGCCAGAATTACCGCCCCGAAAAATCAAGGCGGTTTTTTGTTATGCCTTTACAAACTGCGAACAGATTTCTACGATAGCGGTTGCCCCGATACCGATTGAAGCATTGATTGCGGTTGCATAGGCAGGGTCGAAGAATGTTACAAGTGCAACTCCGATTGTCGAAAGTCCACCGATAATTCCTACAACCAAATTATAAACTTTCTTGCTCATAATTAAATCTCCTTAATCAAAACTATACACCAAGTATGAAAACTTGTCAAAAATGGAAAACCCCCTGCACATTGCAAGGGGAAAACTTAAAAAGTTTTTATGGAGTAATTATGACGGCAACTCGACTTCTATGCTATCGGGTAACTCCACATAAATCTTTTCTTCTTCGCTTTCTTCGGGTTCGGGTTCGTCAAGTTCTGCAAGTGCTTTTCTTAAAGCTTCCCCGCAACCTTTCAAAGTTTCTTGACACTTTTCCAATTCGTCACCGCAAGCCTTGATTTTATCAAGAATGGCTCTGGTCTGTGCAGAAATCTTGCGGCCGCTTTTTTCTTCGGTGATAAACTTCTTTGCAAAATCGTCACCAAAACTTTTTACGGCTTCTGCAATTGCGTCTTGATTGGCAGGAACGGCAACGGCAGAAAACTCCAATAATTCCCATTTAAGAATATCAAAGCCGTTTTCTGTTTCTACCCATTCAAGCGGAATAAAACCAACACTTACCGCATTCAACATTCCTGTTTTGTAACAATGGTATGTGAAATCAACAAGTTTTGCTTTTTCGCTTGCATTTGCAGGGTCGCTTGAAAGTTCTTCGATTGTCGGGAAGTATACAATCGCCTTGACTGTGTTTCCTTCTACCCAGAACTTCGTTACTTTTCCAAGCGGAAATTCACGGCTATTGTGGAATGACAGGAAAACAGGGTTTTTCATATAATTGGAAAAATCAACACCGCTTGCCCGCAGAATATCCCCGTCACGATCCACTACTTCCTTTGAGATTGTGAACAGTACACTTCTATCGCCCATATCTTCGGCAACGATAGAAACATCTTTTTTGTTCAAAATGCCTTTTTCAAGTTTCATTTTTTACCCCCGATTAAAGTCCTGTCAATGTTACAACAACCTTTGCCATTCCGTCTTTGCCTTCTGTCGGCACAATTTCAACAGGCTCTGTGTAAGTAGAAGCGTCAATTGAAACGGCTTTTGAAGTTTCAATGGCAGGAATATTTGAAAGTGTGATTGTTGCCTTTTTCATTCCGTCTTTGCCACTTGTTGGAGTAACTTCAACAGGGCTTTCGTAAGTTGATACATTGATTGTCTGTGCCTTGTTGTTTTCCAAATCTGCACCCGCAATTGTAACTGTGTTGAATGTAACTTTTTTTACATCATAATCACAATCGCCTACAATTCCGATTGCATTGTCGCAACCTGTAACCTTTACAAACTTCTTTGCACCGATTAAAGAAAAACAGAAACCTTCGTTGATATTCAAAGCGTCTGCTTTCAATGTCAAAAAGTCTGTAAAATCGCCCCCGACTGTGTCACAGGTAACAACCTTTACGGCAGTTCCAGAACTTCCACCAACGCAGACAACGGCAAGTGTATCAATTCCAAGTCTGTTGAATGCGGTCTTTACATCTCCGATAATTCCGATTTTATCAAGCATTGTTTTACTCATAATTTATATCTCCTTTTAATTTAATTTAAAACATTTCAAACGGGGCAACAGTACAACGACAATTACAAACTTGTCCCGCAGGTGCAGAAGGGTCACCCGCATATTCCATAAAAGCCCCTTCGCTCTGGCTTGTTGCAGGAACTTCAAACTTGTCTGTTATCGGCACCACAACCCCGTCCATAAGTAAATGAGAATCCCGTGTCCTATCGTCCTGCACGGAAATCCACTCCTTCATTGAAATATCTTCCGAGCGGTAAAGTTCAATTGCACCCGCATTCATTGTGGTACAACTTTCCGTTCTTGCGATTAGTTCTGCCCGCCACTTTTTATCTTCGGCAAACATTCCGTCTGATACTTCAATCAGCTTTGCAACACGCTTTTTCAAATCTTCCCCTTCTTCGATAGATTCTGAAAGTGCCTTGCGTAATTTCTTTTTTGTCGTATCGTCAATATCTTTTGCCAAGTTCAAGCCGTATGTGTCAATCCAGATATTAAACAACCGTCTTGTTTCTTCGCTGATTTCCTTTACACCTTTTTTATTAAGAAGTTCAAGTCCGTGTTCTGCACCGACTGTCAATCCGTTGAAAAATGCCCCTGCCATAGTATGCAATAACTTCTTGTCCATTTCCTTGTTGTAAAGGTTTTCTATTGCAGTTCCTACATCTTTGTTTTCTTCACAGGCTTTACGGATTGTTTTGTTTACTTCTTCATTCTGTTTTGTGAAGGCGGTCTGCATTGCCTTGTAAAAAGGTTCTTCAATACTTCTTGCCCGTGCGTCAAAAACTTTCCAAATCTTGCCCCGTCTTTCCCTGTCTGCGTCTGATTTAAAAACCTTATATTTTTTTTCATAAGCTTTTTCTAGGGTTTTGTATTCTTCTTCGGAAAGTTCTTTTTCATCGGGATTTTCGCCCTGCGAAACTTCATTTTCCCCTTCATTTTGCGGGTTTTCTGTCGTTTCGGGCAGCTCTACTGGTTGTGAAGGCTCTGTGTCGGGAAGTTCTATCGGCTCTGAATTAAAAGGCACTTCAACCTGTCCGAAGCCCCTTAAATAAACATCACCGCCCCTTTCGTCTGCTTCATAGCCCATAGCAATTCGCCAATCATTTACAGTAAGAACACCCCTAGAAAGTCCGTCATTTGCAATCTGTAACTTCTGTTGTATATCTTCTGCAATATTGTTTTCGTGATATAAAATAAACTTTCTTTCTTTGTCGAAATCTTCCCACAATAACTGATTATTGATTGAACGCTCAAACATTCTTAAATAATCAGCAAGTACATTTTTATTCAAAAGGTATTCGGCAGAATCAATCGTGCTTCTGTTTGAGTTCTGCAAGATACCCATAATCTCTGGCGGAATGTGGAAGTGTTCGTTTGCGTTATCCCTTAAAAATCTTCGGCTTTCTACAAAATCCAATTCAGTCGGGCTTTGTGAAATCTTTTCAAACTTGCTACCTTCCCCCGTCAAAACCATAGGTTCTTTTGCGTGTCTGAAACCTGCCATTTTCTGAATCCAAGACTGTTTTATCTGGTCTGCGGTTTCCTTTGTTCCCTGTGGTGCGTAAATAATCGCAGAAGGTGTTGCGTCATTAAAGAAAAGGTTTTTTGCGTATTTTGAAGCGTATTCGTCTGACTGTATTTCATCTCCGATTGCTTCACTAGTTCCCCGCCCCCTGCCGTATGGATCGTTTAAGTCTATGTCTTTGAAAGAAATTACATCTTCAACAGGAACAACAATTGAGTTTCCCCCTGCCGTTCCGAACGGATATATTTCCCAAAATCTTTGATTTACTGTCGGGGTCTGAATAACCCAAGAAGGAGCAACAGGTTGCAAACCTATTACTTTTCCCATAGGGTCACGAACTTTCAAAAGATAAGCTTCCCCGACCAAAGTATAACAGGCAAAGACAAAATAACGGATAGTCCACCCATTCAAATCCCTGTCGGCAGGGCAAGGGTTTTCCAATAAGTCATAGATTTCGTGCTTTTCAATTACTTCTGCCTTGCTTTTGTTTTTTCTGAAATCGGCTTTGTCATACAAATATAATTCCGTACTTGCACATTTTTTTGCAATCAGTCTTACTGAATCAAGACGGGGATTGGTATGAAACAAAGACAACAAATCACGGCTTGCAGAATCGGGAGCCTGTGACCATCGTTTAACTATCAGATTCTTGATGCTTTCAAGAGGGTTTTTCATATCGGTACTTCCTATATGTTTAGTTTGCTATAACTATAAACCAAATAGGAAGTATTGTCAAAAATCACTTTTCAATTTTGCCTTTCGGCTCTGTCTTTACAACCGCATTTTTAACTATCGGCTTTTCTGCGTCTGGTACAAAAACCATTCCGATATATTCATTTCGGTAAATGAACCCCGAAGGAACTTTTGTAATATCGTACCCGCTTTCTGTATCCAGAATAGGTGCGTCCCCGACTTTCAAATCTGCCAACATCTGTTGAAGATTATCCGTTGATTTTCTGATTGTTCTTGCCATACTTCTTCCCCCTTAATAAAGCATTGGTCTTATAATTTTAGGTTCATAAAAAAGCATTAAAACAGAATCCGCCCTGTCGGGTGATTTTCCCCCGTTCCTTGCCTTGTATGAATCCTTACTTTCTATCTGCCTTCTTGCCTTTCTGTCATAAGAAAAGCGTCTGTCTGTCAATTCGTGAAATAACTGCGAATCATTCAAAAGCGATATTTCACTTATATTAAAGGTACACCACATTTCCGAAGGTAAATCCGCAAACTTGTCTTCTTCATTCGCCTTGCTTCCGAAGTTTATTCCGATAACTTCACGATAGCCCCTAGATTGAAGAATGTCTACTACACCGCCCCCGACACCCGTTTCGTCAACCTTTATCCGCATATCGTGATTATTTCCCGCCATTACTTCAATATGTCCGCACAGTTCAACAAGCGATATATTTTTATATTCTTTCAAGGCTTTCAAAACTAAACCTTTACGCATTGAAATTATGCTTGAATCTGAACCATAGCGGGCAACATCAACCGCAATTTCCCAATCGCCTTCGTCTGATATTTCCCGTTCCATTGCTTCGTGAACGGCAAGCCTTGACATAACGGAATTATCTGCCTGTGATAAATATTCGCCTTCCCAGATATGCCGTGCCAATTCGGGATTAAACTTGTAATCGGCTTCCCTGTCTTTTGCTAGTTTTTCAGTAAACCACGGATTGTCATTCCAATTGCATTTTATTACAACCGCACCTTCCCGCAGTTTCAAACTTTCAATTGCGTCTTCTTCTGTGTTCGGGTTATAACTAGCCCATATTTCCGACCCGTTCATTCGGATTGTAGGTATAAGCATTTGAAGGCTTTCTGCCGAAACTGATTGTGCTTCTTCAATCCACGCCCTGTCATAACCTTCCAAAGATTTTATTGCATTTCCCGCCCTTAAATCTTTCAAGCCCCGAAATATTACACGGCTTCCGTTTTCGTGTTCCAGAACATCACGCAGAACATTCCAACCGCTTAAATGTAATCTGACTATAGTTTCAACACAAAGTTTATAAACGGAATCGTCAAGCGATTTTTGTATTTCACGGCAACAGACAAGATTGTGCTTTTCTGCGGTCAACTCCTGCATTAAAAGACTTGCTATAGACCACGACTTGCCCGATCCACGACCCCCGAATGTAATTTTATATGGTGCAGGCTTTCGGAATATTTCAAGGCACGGAATAACCTGTTCCCGATATAACCGCAAATATTCTTTCTGCTGATTGTCTGATAAAGATAAAAACTTTTTTTCTGATATTGCAGGAATTAAAGGCTCTGTCATTTTTCCCCTATAAGCTTTTTATATTCTGCAAGCCTTTCTTCTGTTGT